AGGATCAAGGAGGTAACTCCCGCCGTGACCACTGTGTTCATCCAACATGGTAAGTGGAGGACATGGTTAGGTTCAGCCTAGCCTTGGCTGGTTATTGCGTTAAATCAGCAACTTCAGTGCGATAACGGATCTCGTATTCATTGGAAATCACGCCCAAAGGTTGATCTGCCTCAATGAACTCAAATTCAGTCCTGACTGGCTGAACATCGATCGCGTATCCGCCGACAGTTAGGTCAGACATGATTTTGCTGTGCAGCGATTCAATTGTGTCATCAGCAGCTTGATCAGGAATACTGCTGCGCTCGATCACAGAAACACGAATTCTCAGAGTCCAGTCAAGCGTTGGCATGCTGGTGTTCTGATCAGCGTCATCACTGATGGGTTCAATGACAATGGCAGGAGACTCGCCACGACTTAGAGGCTCAACACGGCTGCGATAGATCCTGGTGCCGACCCCAGTGGTGTCCGCAAGCGTGGTCTTAATGGTGGCAAGAATGTTTTCCCGCTTGGTAGTCATAGCTTTGGCATCCTTGGGCCAAGGTCACGCCCATTCTGAAGCACATACATCGCACGCTTGTAGTAATAGGTGTCTGTTTTGCCTTCTGCCTCCAAAAGCTCTTTGATTCGGACCCAGTTCTGATAGGTCTCCTTGTCCATTCACTAATCCTTCATCAGCATCACACGCATTATTTTGCCGTCATCTAAGAGCATCGGCTCGCGAACCGTATAAGCAACGCTGTCAACAGTCATCGTGTCGCCCCGCGCTACGGATGAGAAATCGGATGTTTTAACCACTACTGCGTAGTCAGTCGTCAGCACGACTCCGTCAGCAATGATTTCGTTAGGCGATTCAAAGTAGCCCACACTTGTTGTTCCACCAGAGACCACCGAGACAGTAAAGCCCGGAGTGTCAAAGAAAGCGTCTAGGTCTTCAGTGAAAGAAAGCGTCATATGAAAAAGCCCCCGCATTGCGGGGGCAGTGAATCAAGATCAGTCGTACTTCTTGCGTCCCAAGCCAACGACGCTCAAGGCGCCTGCGCCAGTCCCACCAGCAACAGTGATGACAGCACGCGCATAGCGGCGGATCTCATCAGAGTTCACCACAAGACTCTCAACGAGAGCAGTATTCGCGGTGGTGGTGGTGAAGGCAAGATCAGTGACATCAGCGAAACTGCTGTTATCAGCAGAGTCTTGGATCTTCACGGCATAAGTAATGCCGGAGCCACCAGCCTCAGCGTCAAGGATCAGGGTGATGTCGCCTTCATAGTCTTGAAGGTCAACGCCTGTTTCATTGCCAGTTGCAGTGACAACGTCATTTGGGGCGAAAGACAGAACCGTATAGGTCCGTCGGGTGTTGCCGATGCTCATTGCTTAGTCCTCTTACGAGTGGTTTTAGGCTTTGAGACCTCCTCTGCAGAAGGCTCTTCTTCCGCTGCCGCCTCAGGGGCAGCAGCTTCTTCAACTGCGACCTCAGGAGGAGCAGCCTCTTCTTTGTACTCAACAGCCTTGCGAAGACCTAACAAGGTCCCAGCAACACTGTCATCGACTTCCAAAATGGAGCCCGCTGCAGCGGGCTCACCGGAAATCATTACTGCCCTCACAAGTTCAATTTTCATGAGTCAGAAACGATGTGACAGATCAGCTGGATCAGGTGCCGTAGCAGAAGGCGCCAGGCTGCTTGACAGCGAAGTCAACATCCTGCAGAGCAATGATGCGGACAGTGCCAGCAGTTGCACCTGCAAAAGGATCAACTGTCAGATCCAGACCAGACCACATGGCCATAATCAGCTGTGAGAAGTCACCGAACAGAGCGTCGTTGTTCTCAAGCTGGTTCGTCACGGTCACGGGGTAACCGTTGATTTCGTCGTTCTCGTAGACGAACATGCCGGTGTTGCTGGCTTTCTCGGTGCTCTTCAGAGCGCCGCGAGCAGATGCGTTGATGATGTAACGCAGGCTGCCGGCATCAGCGTTAGCTACTGCCACGTCGGTTTCCATGCCGATGTACTCGGCGAAGGTTCCGAATGTGGTGATGGTTTGGCTGCCAACGCCAGTGGTGTTGATGATGCCCAGGGGCTGGTTAGAAGAACCAGAGCCGTTCAGGCCAACACGATCCAGCTCAAGAGCCAGCACGCGAGCTAGGTCATCACGGACCATTTGCTCAACGTCGATGCTGGACTGGAGCAGCAACTTGCGGGAGTAATCAACAAAAGCACCACAAGTCTTGGGGCTCATGTTGATCTGCTCGATCGTCTGCTGAGACTCGGTAGGAGAAGAACCCTCACCAACCCAGTAAGCAGTGGCGGAGGAGCCTTGCTTGGGGATCGAGATGTTGCCGTTGATGCCCGTCAGGGTGGTCATGCCGGCATCAGCCAGTGCAAGACGGTTGCGGAGCAGGTCAACGAAGGAGCCGCTCAGCAGCACATCATCAACGAGGTTGCCGCCAGCAGTGGCAGTGCCAACGTTCAAGTCACGACGCAGCACCTCGTTGGGCACCACGATGCCGTTAGAGGAGCGCTCGTACTGCTTAGCAGCAGCTTGGCCAACTTCAATCTCAAACTCAGCCTCGCGACGAGCAGATTGATCGGCGGGGTTGGCCAGATAGTTCAGAGCGCGAACAAAGCTGAAGCGCTTGACTTCTTTCTGGGAAAGGCCGACATCGTTGGAAGTGACATCGGCAGAACGGATGGGTTG